ATGACAGAGAATGGGGTATGGAATGGACAAGCGTGAGTATCTGCGTAGTCTGGGATTCACAGTAGGAGAGCGTGGTCGCTTTACTGCTGAGATGATGACTGCTCTGAAGGACTATCAAGAAGAAGGCGGGAAACTAGAAGGACGTACAGGGAAGCGTGATGATGGTCTTCCCGAGGTAGAGCCTGTAGTTATTCGTCCCCACATTCCCCCTATGACTCAGGTTCGCCAGCCTAAGAAACTCAAGGGACGTAGTAAAGAGGGCTATGTTATAGAGTTTGTTACTTGTTTTGACTGTCATTACCACATGATGTACTGCAATTGCGAGGGGGGAGTAAAGGCTCCTTCTTCCATTTCCACTAGCAAAGACCCGCTCGTTCGTGTATAATTTATACTCCCCATCGAAAGGATAACATGATAGAGGAAAAGGCAGCGAAGGCATTTGTAGATGCGTCTATGAATCGTATGTATAACCCGTACCACTTTGTCAATCTGGTCAAGCAGGCAGGGGTTATCCCTGCTGATGCTATGGGCAGGGCAGCAGTCGGATGGTTTGTGCTGAATGACATTGACTACCGCTATGGAGTTGGCGATCCTGTTATTGGTGAGTTGGCTTCCCGTATCATGAACGAGGTTCTAAGTGACTATGAAGAAGTCCCCGCGTACAACCCTGGTCGTGGATTTGAGGGTGGAGGTGGCGGTAATAGAGGAACTTGGGAGGACTATGAATCCCGCTATTCTGCGTCGTTCGTTCGCAGAGGATTTGATGCATAGGGGCATCAAGCCAGGGCTTGACGTAAAAAGTGTAGAAGTGCTACAATATTTCAATATGTAATGTGGTGGTGCGGCTATCAGGGGACGCCCTAGTCGTTAACTAAAGCAGGAGCCTAGAAATTCCTAGCAGCCACCATCTTTTTCTTTACAATGTCAGAGGGCGGGTGTATAGTAGACACATGAAGACATTCGATGAGTACAAAGAGTTCCTAGTCAATTACTTGGGCGAGGAAGACCAAGAAGCAGAGATTGCCTCTATGAAGGTAGCCCTCTCTATCCCCACATCCTTGAAATGGGTGGACAGGGTGCTAGATGAAAATGTTCCTAGTTGGAACGAGGTAGCATTCCTGTATAGGAATATGGATAAGTATGACATTGACAATATTGACTATGATGATGTAATCAATATCGGAACGCTTGCTCTAATTTCTTCTGATCTTCACAGAATAGATGAAGGCGAAATCCCCTTGACAGAATTGTAAAAAGCGGGCCGCCCCGCTATATTTTAAAAGTCAAGTATATTACGAACGAATGTAAAATTTCCCAGAATTTTTTGCGGAATGGCCCGTTAAAATAAATCAAATAGACATTACGACGACATGCAAAAAGTCCCAGAATTTTCTGGGACTTAATTTATTTTATCCACATGTTTATCCACAGGGGGAATTGGATCTAATCCTTTACATATACTATATATGATAAGTATAAGATACACATATACACATCCCGCCCACATATTATCCACAATCTGTGGATAACTTTGGGCATATTACGATGGATGCTTATTTTTCCTGGAATTGTGGGGGAATTTCCCTATTTTTTATCATATATGCCCTATTTTTTCATGGAATTTCCCATAATATTGCAAAATATTTGACTTTTACGAGGGCATGGGGTAGTGGCCAATTACACCTAATATATTTTTAAAATAGTTGTATATTTTTATTCACAATTCATGGTATTTTATCCACAACTTATCCACATATTGGGGCCGTTATGTGGACAAAAGATATCCTATTCTTGCTGTCAACCAAATGACTGCCAAAGAATAGAGTGCTATCCGTATAGTGTCCTTATTGCTCATATTAGAAGATCCATCCTAGTATACTTACTATTACTATAATGATAAGGGCTATCGTAAAGCACCCGCCCAGGAATGTAGTTAGACAATCTGAGCCTACCGCTCCGTACCTATTTTGATTCATATATTTATCGCATTCTGTGGATAGTAATGTTGAATATTATATTGCTTCTTGTTCATCCTCAAGATGATACTCGTTATAGTATAGGTGATTGTGTATAACCCTACAAGGAATAATACATACTTTATTAGACCCATTCATTAGCCACCGCCCATTCTAGCAATTCCTCATAAGTGGGATCAGATTCAATTCTTGTCGTAAAGAAATATCTTTCTGCCCCTAAGTTAATTAACTCATGAGGTTCTTGTGTATTGAACAAATAAAAATATCCTGGCTCATAGATCAATTCTTCTACGTCCGAATGCCAGTCGCTTTTCTTATTTGCAAATAACGTATGTGAGTGTCCATTAAAACTTAGTTGCATATTGACCGTGCAATTTCTATCCCCGTCCTTATGCCAGGTATATGCGATCGATGAAGGCCATTTCAATACCGCCGCTCCCGCTAATCCAAATTGTCGATCCAAATCCTGGAAGAAGGACTCGTTGAGGAGGACCTGTTTCGGGACCTCAATGCCCTGGTATCCTGGTAGGTCATACCAATCAAATTTAGCAATTCTTTCAGGTGTATAGTATTTCACCACAGATGTAGATGGAGTCTTTACCTTTTTAAAGTATTTATCTGTCATCTTTCAACCTATAATTCTTATTTATACTCTCATATCCCCAGAATGAGATGAGTGTCTTCCTCATCTCTCCTTCTAATACTCTAACACCATGAGCATGATCTATATCGCATGAGAATACTAATAGTTTACCCGCCTCTGGCTCTATATCTATGCCATAATTCTCAAAAAACGTCTGACCACCCTCATATGTATCATTTAAATATATTAGGGACGCATAGACCCTCCAGGGGGCGATAGCGGGGCTTCCATCCAGTTCCGCATTATCAGCATGAATGGCCTGTCCCTCGCCGTCAACCATCTTCATGAACTTCATGCTGTCAGAACTGACTTTGTGAGTATCAAATTCATTAATGATATCTCTTTTTCTAAGCAATATGTTAACCATGGCGGCGTAGGCTTTCCTATCTGAAAAATGATCAAGAAGGTTGGTAATCTCGTACACCCTCTTGTCCCAGTAGGGCAAAATAGATTGATCCCATAGATTAAATTCTTCTACGAGATCAAAATACTTTACTGCTACCTCTAATTCTTCTGAGGAAAGAAAGTTGGGGTATTCCTTAATTAAAGGCGTTGAATACTGGGTGGATTCCGTACCAACCGAAGACTGAGAACTTTGCACCTGGGCTTCCAATGATATTCATGTTCTGATTCTGAGTTATATCAAGAAATGGCATATATACTGTGGATAGGGGAACTAATCTTATTCCGTAGTTGCTCCCAGATACAGTCTCATCTCCAATATATACGTCTAGTTCCTGTGAAAGATTCTGAATGTATACATTATTAAACTCAGTAGCAGAAATTATCTGGCTAAGTGGGACGGGAAATTCGGATTCGAATTCATATGTTTTTGAAACTATCATAATATTATTATATCACCAATTGACTTCATCGTCGTCTGTGAGTGGTCCAAAATTATCCAATGGAACCAGCCAGTCCACGAACTTATCTACAACATCATTTACTGCATTTCCTACAAAACTAAACATCTACCTTCTCCAACCTATTAAGTGATTGATCGTATACATAGGTATATAGATCTTTCTTTACTCTATTACGTTTACGAATATAACGGGTAGCCTTTCTAACTGCCCCACGCCGTGATAGAGCATTAAATGAAGTATATGGCTCATCATAATTCTCTACGACAATATCAGCATACCAGATGAATGACCATACTCCATACCAACGTCCTACAATTACTGCAAGATCGCTCATGCTACCTTCTTCTTCCTGCCGCGTCGCGGCTTAGACTCAATATCTGATATTTCTTTCTTACTTTCGCGCTCATTCGTGGCGAGATATTCCTGAACTATATAGGTATGATTGTGATGATCTATACATTCTTTACACCACTTATCTACCTTAAACTTTTTACTGCTTACTCCCCACTTTATAAGGCATGTATATTCTGAATGCCTATTAGATTTACAGGGGCTTTTCATCAGCGATACTTGCGCTTAAGAAGTGGCTTTAATCCTGCCTTCACACATGCTGCATAAGCCTGACCGTACTTCTTTTCAGCGCCTTCTCCAGATTTTCCTGGGGTAGCCTTCTTTACGTCCTGGCTTGCGATGTTAAGATCCCTAAGAAGGGCGTCCCTATCCTCTTGGTTCATTAGACTGTTCCTCCGCCAACTTGTTAAAATATTCAATAAATCGACCAATAATAAATGCTACATCATCAATACACTTATGAACTGTACCTGGATTTTCTACTGCTGAAAAGCCAGGATTCTTATACTCAAAAAAGTCCAGGGATACCTTCCCAACAATATCTTCTAGATCACTATTTTTCATATCTTTTCCTTATAATATTTTATTAATTCTGAAATAACTCTACAATCTTCATGCCGCCAATCAAGGTCACAGGAATCTCCAATGGAGTTCTTGCAGAGCATCCCGCGCAGATCATTGATTACATTACTGTAGATTTGCTTCTCTACTGATAGTGTATCAATTTGCTCAGAACATTGCCAGCATTTAACATACATTATTTTAAGTCATCCCCGTACTTTGACTGCCAATCTAGATAAGCATCTATTGCTACCGCCGCATCTAGCATTGCTATATCATACCAGTTTTGACCATCTTCACTAGTTAGCCAAGACTGCTCACCGTGGCTTTTTGGAAACCATGCTTTAAGTAAAGCATTGGCTACATGCTGTACTTCCGTCATGATTCTTTAATTCCTTTTACCTGGCGACCAGAACGCAGTTTTGCCATGTTCGATAGAGTATTTGTAACTACTTCTAGGACGCAGGATACATTAATGTACATATCCTCTGGATGCCATGGGGTATCAGATCCACCGCCATAAGTATCATCGTATGCAATACGCAGAACCTCAAAGAATTCATCTGCAGTTACATAATAGGCCATCCATGGCTTGTCATTAGACTTTAGATCGGATGCTGTGATAGTAATATTATTGCTAGAATAAACAGGCTCAGACTTTGTAGCCTCTGTGATCTTAACATTGCCTGTAAGGTATGTCATTTCTCTCCTAAATGTGTGGGCCAGTAGTATGTGCATTTTCCTGGGCAGCATACATAGTTCTGGTAGATTTCATATTCCGCCCTATATTGTGGGTAAAGTTCTGGGGCTTTTTCATATAGTCTACCACGGTGGGTAGTAAGGACGCTATAAAAAGTATCCTCGTTCTCCATCCAACTAGGTAGTCCTGAGTCTTCAATCGATCCCGCCATACGTTCAATCTCATCCCAATTCTTCTCCCACTTATACTCACGACGCTCCATCTCCTTACGGATAGCAGCCAAATAATTAAAAAGGGTAGCAGGATGACCATAAAACATTTTAACGGCTGGATGATTGGTCCAAGCCTTGCTAGTATTTTCCCCAACTAGGATGGTCATGATCTGCCTACCCTCTAGCAATTGCTTAACTAGACGCTTTGTATCTAGTTGTTGGGCGGCTGTATCGAAATTACGCTCTGGTAGGAATACCTGCATCACCAATCTCCTCTTAGTTGAGTTATATTATCTCCATCATCAATCCATATGTCAAGATCTTTTTCCTGCATGTAAAACCAGATGGCTGATTCAATATATTGTCCTGTACCGACATTCTTCTCAACCCCGTTTTCTTCCCACAGGATATCAAATACTTCTGTGTTTCCAGGCCGCTTCTTTAGAGTAACCTTAGCACGCATAGTATCATGAGTCATTTAAGTTCCTTTAGTTGTTTTCTTAGTTCTACGTTTTCATCTCTCCATAGGTTGGCCTTTGTTATTAACTTTTCTATGCGCTTACGAAAATAATTAGGGGTGCATCTGTCTTCTACCCTAGAAATTAAATCACATTGACATTCACGCTGACAGGAATCGCATAGATAATATCCTAAAGCAGCCTCTAAAATTAGCACATGTGGTCCATCTATACATGTTGTGCTAATTATAGGACATAGCGGGTCGTGATTCATGATTTCCTCTGTAGCGCCCTCATTGCGGCTATGATCTCAAGTGGTCCAACGCGAGAAAAACCATTGTCAGCAGAGCGACGATCTGCGCCCTTAACTATTTCGATGCAATCAATAATAGTTTTCTTCCGCTCGTCTGCCCTAGCCTGAATAAGCCGCACACATTGACATGATGCCGTATTAGTCGTATGCACAGCACCAGGGCGAATAGGATTTATTGGCGCACAGGGGCACATCGGGTCGTGGGTCATGGTAAAATCCTATCTATATCTATCGCTTCAATAGCGTTAATAGCGTCTGTATGTCCATCACAATAATCACTACCAGACTCACACTTACATGGCAGCCCCTCAATTAATTCAATGATCTGGGCACGCTCATCTACTCTAATCTGTGAAATAAGTTCACATCGACAATCCCAATCATTCTTACCAAAGAAGGAGTCTAGATCATCATCTCGTCCATAAGGATATGCCTGTGGACAAAGATCGTCATGCATATATAACCTCCTTACGAGGAGGGTCACATTCCTTGCAATAGTCAATGTCATACACAAAAAAGTCGTCTGGATCGGTATGAGTAATACCATGTGGACAGATTCTTGTCATGATGAATACCTTTCCAATCATTTCAAGACCCTGCTCCCACTCACGCATTGAGTGGTCTGTTCGCTTATGCAATGCACAAACAGATCCAACACATGTATCAGGGTGGTGGGCGGCTAGAACAACATCACTATTCTCAAGTTGTACAGAATGTGGTACATATGGGCTATGGGTTTCTACGAATAGGGTTTCTACATCATTTCCACCATACCTAAAGTATTCATTACCGCCATCGACCATAGTCTCCTGACACATACATTCAACATAGTCGTGAACATGGGTGGACTGAAGAACTTCCTGGCAATTGTTACACTTAACAGCATTACGAATAATCACGGTGCTTCCACTTCATCTCAAAGTAGTCATCGATGCCGTCCATTATTACTCCCATCCTGGAACTACTGTAGTTGGAATATTATTTTCCTGCCATAGTTTGATAATGCTTGGATTATCATCCCATGCATGAATTATATCGTATGCCTTACGGAGCGTGTCAAGCATATCTTTCTTTACTTCATAGTCTTTACGATTGTCTTCATCCCCGCGCATCATTAGCATATCGCTAGGAACATCATGCATAGCGAGCCACCATGCCGTATGATTTCTCCACATATGCTTACGGGCAGTAACAACTAGCACCGCATGTCCTAGCATATGTGCAACTTGAGCAGCATTTACTACATGACTATGCGGAGGAACATTAACTGATTCAGCATGGAAATTGTCAAAGTGCTTGATTACCCGACGCTTTCCCTCATCATATTTAGTTAGATAATGACGAATAGACGACACATCTGCAAGGGTGCCGTCCATATCGAATATGACTGCTGTTTTCACAACATCTCCTCATAATCTGGATGATCTAGTGGGGTGGGTACAGTAAGAAGTGTACCACACATGGCACACTCTCCATCAAGTAAATAAGAAACTATATTATATTCTTCATCAAAGTTCAGGGTTACCTTAAGTAACCAACTTCCACAACTAGGACACTCTGGGGTCGGTAGACCTCTGGCATCTAGCATTACAACTCCAATATAGTAAATGGACCTCTAACGGATGTAGAAAATCTTTCTGCTGATTCAAGCGCTAGTTGTATTCTAGCATTAGGTGACCTTAATCGTCTAGTAGAATATAAAGATCCTAGAGCAAATTTTGTTCCCGATCCTATAGCATTAAAGTTATTTATATCCTCACCAAAATGCCAATCATTACAAAACTCAAATACCCTACCAGCAACTCCTATAAGCATCTCTGAAGAATCTTCTTCTGATCCAGGATCTACCTTATTTAATTCACAACATTCCCTAAGAGAATTTACGAATGTAGTATTTAGAAATTTATCTATGTCATCATCAGAAAGTTTTGGAGGATTAAAGGTGTGCTGAAGAACTTTACCGAATCTAAAACTTCCAGCATATCCTAGTAGGTATCCATTCTTTATAAAGATTTTAGGTTCTTTCCTAGAAGATATTAAAGAAGAATCTTCATCTACAGAAGCAGCGTCACCACCCATATAAACACGGTCATTGTGAGATATAGCAACTATGCATGTCATATTAGTTCCAGGTATGTAGTTGAGTTGATGGTGGTGTGCTGTTTCTAGTATACCGTATTACTATATCTTTAGCCACTAATTGTACTAATTGAACTAGGTATCCTAGAATAAGAAGTTGACTTAGCAATATAAGTGGAATGATAAAGTCTCCATCCATAATTCCAAGCACCCTAAGTACTGAAATAATTAGACAGAATGCTAGTACTGAAAGACCGATAAACTTACTAATCACTTAATTTACCCCGCAATTCGATAAGATGTTCAAGTATCTCATAATACTTTCCCTTCCACTCATCCAATTCTTCTTCTAAGATTCTAATTTCTTGCTTTCTATTCTCAAGTTCATCTTTTAGCATCTTCAAATCTTCATTGTTGCTTGATCTAAGGTGAACTCTTTCATCAAAATCATGTTTGATTTTGTTTAATCTATAATCAAAATATTTTACTATAGCGCCAGTAAATATAGTTCCCACTAATCCTATCAGCGCTATCATTACAGCATCAGAAAAGATGGTTATTCACCCCAGATAATATAATATATCTATATTTTATCATTCACGGGCTTGGACCCATACTTTTTACAGGTGTAACGAGACATTTCTATTGTCTCTTTTGCCACCCATCTATCAAATGCGTCCACATCGGAGAATCCCTTTAATACATTTTGTAAAACATCCGTAAGTTTTTCACAAATTTGTAAATCTTTTACAGTAGCGGTTCCGCTTTTAATCTTTTTAACTAAAGAATTAATCTCAGATATTATATCTTCACATTTTAAGTTATGTGATGAGTTCACTCGCTGATATCTCTTTGCCGACATACCTATGCCTTACAATGTATTCCCTAACAGATACTGGGCCATTCTTTCTTCCAGCCAAAATAATTATCCATCTGGGTTCGTATTTAGATTCTATACAATTTTTGCACAGAAGCAAATTAATTCCTGCCAAAAGAGCCGACTTGCGCGGCTGCAATTCATTTTTTGGTTGTCCACAGGAGTAGCAAACCATTAAAATTCCTCTTCCTCTAAGCCTATGTTGATATTTTCTATAAAAATAAGATCTTCATTTAACATCATTACTTTATATTCAATCCCGTTCTTATTATATTTAACTAAACTAGCGAATGCTCCCATGCTTTCTGTAACACCGTAGCATTCTTCATCCTGAATATAAACTATGAAGTGATGAATAGATCTTTTAGACATAATTTATGCCTTCTATTTCACACCTAACTCCAAAATTCTGAACCATAGATCTTACTTTAAGCAAGTACTCCATGATATTAACTCTTTTTTCTTCAGAAAACTCCATGATATTATCCTCATGAATGGTTAGTGCAATATAGTTTGGCCTTTTTCTAATATCCATTTTAATACCTGGATATGGAGCCTTAACTTCTCTTATGGCTTTAGCCATCTCTTTTGTGTAGAATACTTGATCCATGTATATCCTTTAGTCTTTTCCATACTTCTGGAGTTTTATGATTGTTATACTCTTTGTCTACTCTTCCAAGGTCTAGATAGATGCCTCCCCAGACCCCTTTTTCTTTATTATTTATACCTTCATTATAGCATTGTGATGAGACTGGACAATGAATGCACATCTCATCTACCTGTTCTGCTAAAAATTTATCTGTTTCATAGTCATCATAAAACATGTTGATATCACCACCAGAACATGCTGCTAACTGATACCATTTAACATTATCTGGATCTAATCCTAATTCCTCAATTATATTCGACATTAGCAGGAACCTTTACATTCCAGAATCCATCATTATTTACTGGGAATGTAAAACGCATACCCCACTTACCATGACGGAATTCTCCATCACGGGACATATATCCAGAAGGATTTGGAACCCATCTATTAATGCTCCATCCATCCCAGAAATATCCACGATGGCTATTTTCCCCCACAAAATCGTGGGCCTCAGAATAGTTTAGTGTTAAAGTTTTCATCATTCACTTTCTGTAGAGTCATTGTCTTCTTATATGCATCCTGCTCAAGAACGATTCGTATTCTTGACAGTTCTTCTCTAATACCATCTAAAAGTACTTCTATATTTCTAATATCACTCATGTATAAACTACTTTCCTAATACCCGCTTCACGGATAGCGCTGTGACAGCGGTCACATGGTCTGGACAATCTATCCTGACCCTTCCTATTAACCCTTGCCACATAAATAGTGGCACCCTTGGGATTTTTTACCTTACGCAATGCATCAATTTCTGCATGTATAGAACAATGTGTCTTAATATGTTCTGATGAAACCACGGTGGGGTGGTTGCGATTCTTATTAATACCAATACTAATAACTCTTCCACCCTTCACAATAACTGCACCGTGCTTCATTCTACAATCTGATGACTGTGCTGCATTTAGTGCTAGATCAAGATAGTTCTGATCACGACGCGATAGACGAGAAAAGATCTCCTTTTGGCATCATCATCACCCTTTCACAATATCCGTAGGAATACCCATTGCACTAGTAATAGTAGCAATATTCTCTGTCTTTTTACAAGAATCTCTGATGAACATTATTGACTTATCAACATTAAGTTTAGATATATCATCTATTGATAGTCTGCCTTGCCATTGTTCCCCACGCTTTGGGCGAACAAGTTGCTCATCAATGTCGTATCCCTTTTGCCTAATTAATTTTTCTACTTTACCAATATATTCAGTAATCATATTTTCGGCAGGAGATGATGCGGTGTGTACAAAAGTTATTCTCCTGTTGTCTGGATTAGAGGAAACCCACTCATCTAGAGTTACAGTAATTTTACGCATTATCTCGTTGTAATCAACCCAATTACGGCTGCCAGCAATAAGTACTCTCATTGTGGCTCCTTAATTATCTATTGCTCTGTTACTTCAGGTTGCTCAACTACTGGCTCTGAATCAATTGCAGCGTCAGACAATTCAACATTATCCGATTTTCCAGTATCTACATTTTGAATTTCTGTATTAGACTCGTCATTAATATCTGGGGTTTCTTCTACCTCGTTTGTGACAGAATCATTTTCTGTGATAGATTCGCGCTGCACCTCAAAGTCGGTGTCTACTACTTCCACATCAAGTGGTGCGTCCTCTGGGTCTTCCGCAATTAAAGCCATTTCTTCTGGCTCATCTGCTGGAAAGAAAACACCTGACCATATAGACTTATTCATTCTTTCATTCATTATTTGATCCCTTTTCTGTTTAGACCATGATGCTCCAGCATCACCGCCCCATAAATCCCAGGCCACTCTGCCAGGACTGGGGAAACCTTCTTCTCCTGAATTAAATCCAGTAGCCTTTTTATCAACAGCGTGCCGTGAGAAAAAACTATGCATTCTCATCACGGTACTTTGAGATAAAGACTCTTTCTTTACTAATTGATTTGCTCTGGCAAGTCCCACGGTTGTTCCACCGCGCTTACCTTCTTCTTTCCATTTTAATGCTCTGCGTGCTGCAGAAGCCATTCCATCTGTAGGTTTATATGTTTTTTCAGCCACAATTAATTATACCATGCCAAGTTTTGTCACATAGTCATACATCACAATGCCGCTTGCAGTACCAACATTTAGACTGCGAACACTACCAAGTTGTGGGATATACACAATATCGTCAGCCATACCTAATGCCATAGGGCTTAGTCCACGCTGCTCTTCTCCAAATATCATGAATGTATCTGGCTTCCATTCATATGAAGTAATTGGAATAGCGCCTGGAACATTATCAATAGCGACCCACCTGGCACCACGAACTTGTGGTTCATGAAGATAGATATTATCTAGACTTGGAGCATACTTTAAGTGATTATAGTGTTGAGTTCCTACAGCGCCACGCTTATCCCATTTCTTGGCTCCAACAATCCAGCATTCTTTGGCCATAAATGCATTAGCATTCCTAATTCCTGTAGCCTTATTAAAGTCACCTGAAATATTCTCAAAGCCAACGATAAAAGGAAGTCGGCGGGTATCTAGATCAGCCTTAATTTGATCAGTCTCCCATTGCTTGTAATAATCAATGACATTACGATTGTCCATGATTACTCCTTAAAATTTGTATCCTCTAATGTCTTATCTACATTATATCCATTATCTTCATTTATTTTCCAGAAATCCTTTCTAGATATAAATGTTGGAATAACATATCTGTGTGGTCCAGGGCCAGGGGCATTAACTCCATGCTCCCAACCATCAATTGCAGGGAATATTAAAGCATCCCCTGGCTCTGGTCTTAGTTGGATATCTTGATCAACAAAAAATACTTCACCATCGACATAATTATCATTTAAATAAAATACTGCAGCATATTCAAGGGAGTTATCGGTATGGTTATCAACGTGAGATTTTAATGGGACTCCATCATACTGACGCTGAATAGTGCCACATCCATTAAAGTTTAAATCATCTCTAAAGTTAAATATCTCTTGCGCCCTCATGTCTATTTTTTTAGCAAGTTTCCAGTTTTTTATTTTTAGATTTTTATCGTTCCAGTTGTATGTTATTTGATACAGACCTTCTTCAATTAGATTATCTATATCATCTCGTCCAAACTTTAATCTAGCCAACTCCATGACGCCTTCCATATAGTGGAAAGTCCATTCCTCTTCTTCAGCATCGTTGACCTGATTTAAAAATTCTTTTATCTCTTCTGGCTTTAGAAAATTTTTTATAATAAAAATTCTATGTGAAACTTCGGATACTTCGTATCCTAATGCTTCTATATATTCTTTAGTTAAGATAGTATCCATGCTATTCCCATTCTTCTGGAATAGGAATTCCATTTTCTATCAGATACTGTTTCCCATCCTGGGTAATTTTAAATCCAGGATTTAAATTTTCATCATATTCAACTTCAACAAATCCAAGTTTATAAAGAACTAATAGTTCTTCATTCAACTCTTGCATCATGGCATCATATAAATCTGGAAAAGATTCGGCTAGTTTATCTATATTAAATACAAAAGTTCTTTCTCCTGAGTCGTCCATTCCAACCCATTCGATAATACCATCTTCTTCCATGAATTTAATAAATTCATTAATTTCATTATCGTCCATGAGCCTCAGATCGGATTCGAACCGATGACTTTCCGCTTACAAGGCGGATACTCTGGCCAACTGAGTTACTGAGGCGATCCTAGGCTGTTGCCGCAATTTTATTTGCGCCTAGAATATAATTCTATCATTTAAATCTTTTCAGGTGTACATTTCTTTGGGAACAAGGACCATCCAGTATTGAACGGTGCGATTACCCATGAATATGTTAGTCCAGAACCCCATAGTGAATAATACATTCCTGCATCTTCATACCATGAGTCATTCTTAAAAGAATAACCATATCCCCAATTATGCATACCATTATTAAGGAAATGCTTTCGAACTATTTCTGATTGCTTTTCTTTATCTAGCATATTATCTCTAGACCACCAGGATTTTCCTGCCCAGGCACTTGTTTGAATTTGCCAAGTACCCAATGCTCCAGTAAAATATCTGCTAGATTCATCTAATGATTCATGCTTAGATTCACGCCAGGTAATTGCCCAGGCTCCTCTTAACATTCCAGGTCTATTAAAACCTGCCTTGAACAGCATCTTTGCTTGCTTATCATTACAATTAGATGGCAATGTCCAGTTTCTATCTGTTATTGCCCTTCTTTCTAATGTATCAGCGGTGGCAAAGTTACCTGTACCTTCCGCCAAAGGCGTAGACTTAGCATACGCCAGGTTTGGAGAGATTAGTACCATTGATAATACTGTTGCTGTTGATACTAATGCAGCACCAAATCGGTTTATTGTCGTCATATTGACCTCCTTGTGGCGGCAACATGAATTCTATTATACGGGAATATTACGATATGGTCAACGATTTTGGATAGTTTACTATTTCAATCATATTATTATACAAAGTAATGTAAGGTCTGAGGTAGTAGTTACCATTGTGCTTAACGAGACAATAAAATGTAAACATTACTTCTTGCCACGACGGACTTTAAGTGGAGATTTACCAATATTTATTTTTCCATCTTTATGTTCTGGATTAGTAATTCCTCCACCACCTTGCTTAATAGTTTCAGTAGTTATTACATTATTCATTTAAGAAATGATCCACCCCAGAATTTGCCCATCATATCATCATCATCATTTGGATCATCATCTTCATCATCCATAGATGCATTAACATATCCGTCTGGGATGGCTGCAAGTCGGCACTTGCCTTCTGGATGAACTAGATAAGAAAGAATAGCACAACCTAATTGACCATCTTCTCTTTCAATATGTAGAGAGCAGTTGGAGCATTTGACTCCGATTTGCGCGTCTTCATTATCTCCTGGACCCTCATATCCAACCCAAATACTGGATGTTCCTTGGTCAAACGGTCCAAATCTTTCTGCAATAGAAACCATTGCATCGTGATAGGCTTTTTCTTCTTCTGTTAATTCATCATACAGATCCATATATTTATTATACACTAAACAAACCAGCGGTATTTGCCATCACATTTTATTGCATGTCCTTGTATAGTAATTCTTCTGTCACCCTGATAATACTTCACAGTAGGAGTCACTTGATGCGGGTATTTGCCAGAAAAAATAAATGCTTTACCAACGTAATAATTAACTATACTAGGCTGATCGTTTTTATAGAAACCAATTTTTTTAATTATTTTACTAAACTCATGATCATGATCGTATTTATTTAATGAACTATCTCCCCAAATACTTAATCCACTCCCCCCTCTTGGAAGTTCTAGGGCTAGGGTGAATGAAATTTTTTCTTCATAATCTATTTTTTTATATTTTTTTTCAAAAACTTTTTTGTGCGCCTCATCTACAAAATCCGTATGGACATTCATGCCTTCTATAGATACTATAGATATTTTATTTTCACTAGTATTGGTAAAAATATTAAATCCTGGTACTGCTAAAGAATTTTCTAATTCAGAGTTTCCTACTTGTTTATTCAATACTTCTAAAATCTTTTCAAACTCTGTACCAAAGTTGTCTAATATGATCTTGTTATTCTCTTTATAAATTTTGTAATAGCCATCCAAATAATCAGTTTGATGATATGTAGTAGCACCTAGTGTATAGGTTAAGCACGGGTGGCTGTCTACTCTTTTTATCCAACTATCTTTTATGTTATCTAATTTTTTTACTATATCTTTACATTCATTTTCATTAAATACATCTACTAGACATGGATACATAGAAAAAGTATATCATTTAGTTTTATTGTGCCGGATGTTGGAATCGAACCAACCATGCCTGAAGCGACGGTTTTACAGACCGCTCCCCCACCTTGGGGGCTATCCGGCTTGGCTGGCGTGGTAGGATTCGAACCTACAACCTGTCGGTTAACAGCCGACTGCAACTGCCAATTGTGCTACACGCCATGAGCGCCCCAGGCAGGATTCGAACCTGCGACCAACGGATTAGAAGTCCGACACTCTATCCTCTGAGTTACTGGGGCCAACTAAAACAACGATAATTGATTATCACATACAATATCTGATAGGTCAAGATTTTTAAGTTCTATCTGCCTCAAGAATCTAGGTAGATCAGTTCTTCCATCAATAGCATTTTTAATTTCATATCTAGATAATGTTTCACCTCTAAATAATAAAATATCATCTAGATATTCTATTTTTTCTATTTCAAAGTTTATTCCAAAATTATCGTAGTCAAACTTGCTGTCTTCTTCATTAAGAATAACATCTACTGGGTCTGGTGCTAGGCCAGATTTTGAATACAACTTTGAAAGATGCTGTACTTTTTTAGATTGTGACTTATCTAGGCATATCGTCATATTTTTATTTATTCTAAATTCTAATAGACTTACACCAACTAATGTCATTATATAATGATCAAACTTGTTGTTGGCATACATCTTTCTCCAGAAAGAAAATGTTTGATGTATATTAAATATTGGCAATTGATCATTTATAATTCCAGTACCTATACATTTACCGTAGTCATGATAAAATTCTGGAGCATTAAACATTCTTTCCCATGAAAGAAAGTCATATGAATATAAATATTTAGTCGTTGGGTGAACAACCATTACCTCTATTCCTGGGCAATAGCAGACTCCATCTTTAACCTCTTTGTCTGAGTCATCCCATATAAAATAGTGGGTATAGTTTTCTTCAACTATTTTCCCCGCCCTGTAATTATCAGGTAGGAATTTCATGAGCGAGTGACCAGAATCGAACTGGCGATAACTGCTTGGAAGGCAGATGTGTTACCTCTACACCACACTCGCGGGTGGATCTAGAAAGTTCCAGATCCTGGGCATAGTGCTGTATCAGCAGCACCAATAATATACCCTACTGCTTCTGATTGATAATCGGAAGTAAGTCCTTCTCTTGCCATCTCTGTAGCCATATACTCAATAACATCCTGTACGGTAAAGCCAGACTCAAGTGCCTCGCATACTGAGTATCCCATCTCAAGCAACTGTGCGTCTGTAGCAATATCAATAATTGGATTGCCCATTGACTTGAGTCCTAGAAGATACAATTCTTCATTACCCATTGCTGATGGTGTTGGCGGGTCATCTACTGATGGTGCAGGGGCAGCCTGAGTGATTGTAACTGTTGGGGCAGGCTCTGCAACTTGAGATGAGCATCCCACAAGAGATACTGCAACAACCGCTGTTGCGACAACAATCTTCTTCATAATTAATCTTTCTTTAGTAGTTCAATAGCGTAATCTAGTGCTTCGTTCCATCCAGTAATAAAAGAACTAATTTCTGGAGACATTACACTATTCTTTAGTTTCTTGGCTTTTAGTTTATCAATTACTTTATCGCGTGTCAATTGTATCCCTTTTCAATAAATGCGCCGTCCCAGAACTTATGAGACTCATCTCTGCGCTTTCCTCTACGCTCATCTTCTTCTTCATCATGCATTGATTTATTTTCAGAAGCATATAGCGCACGTTGTTGTGCAACTGCTTCTGCGCGAGTTGCATGGCAACCCTCAATTTCGTTTGTTCCTTCTTTAACTACTGCATATCCATTGCAGTCTCCAAAGTTTCTTTCTATCTTCCAAGGCATACTAGCCCTCTACTTTCCAACTCATACGTTGCTCTTCTTGCTTTGGCTTCATTAGTTCTTTTTCTAATCTCATAGAATGTAACTGATCTTCTGTATATTGTACATCAGCATAGTCCCATGAAGCAAGCATTGTATACCTTACTCCATCATTTATTTTATTTACACTATGAATGTTCTTTATCCCTGGATCAAATGCCGCGACTGATCCTATTTCTGGAGATATTTCTAGTCCATGATCATCAAAAACTAATTCTCCACCTTCATATTCATCATTTAAGTAAATAATAGTTACAAATTTATTATCCTGCCAAGCATTTGGCGTGCCATCTAATTCTGAGTTATCTGAATGTGCATTAGCATATGCACCTTCTACCCATCTAGCAGCACTAAATGTTAAATTTTTTAGTCTAACCCCACATGCATCTTCAGCCAATGCCCAGAGTTCTTGACGCATATTTCTAAAATATTCTTCATTGATCATAGATCCAGAATATTTATCTAAAGGATCTAATAAATTCATTACTGAAGATCTATAAAAACATGTATCTTGCCATAGACTTTCATCAGTATTAAAGTATTTTATTAGTTTGTTGCACGCATCTTTACTAATAAAATTTTTATATTCTACTATGTCTTGCCTATGAATTACTTTATTCATGCTCCCCATCATAGATTCGAACTACGACTAAATGATCCAAAGTCATTTGTGCTGCCATTACACCAATGGGGATTACCTATCCTTCTAATAGTACCAAAAATACTGGCTTTCGGTCAACTATTCCAATAGAACATGCCCAGCACCATTCTGGTGGTGTATGATCGCACTTATTTGCTGGCTTCTTTGCCCAATGGGGCCAATCTTCTGGACCCGCTGGAGATCCACAGTATGGACATGTTTCTCCCTGCAATAGCAATCTACCGTCATAGCAGTCGGTACAAAGGCTTTCTAATATTTCCTGCTTTCTCCGCCTTCGATCTTGATAATTAGCCCTTGGAGGGCGCGGAGGAATCGATCCATCTTCATTAGGTATCCTATCACTTTTCCATGCGTTACACTTTTTATGAGCAAGTCTTAAATTAGATACATCCTCTGATCCTCCCGCTGAACGAGGAATCCAATGATCTAATGTTACGTCAGAATTTGCCTTAAAATCCTTTAGGCAGACGGCGCATGTAAATCCATCACGCTCTCTAACAAGTTTTATTTTATCTTTTTTACTAAGCAGAAGATTCTGATTTAGCATTGATAAATTCTCTTTCATCTATAATATCGTATGCATCACGGATGATGCTAACCTCGTACTTGTCAAAGTGGTGACCACAGAAATACAACTCGCCAGTTACAAACTTAGCGATAACCCACGCCTGCGCGGGACATTTAGGTGAATCACACCTATCGCTTCTGGTAAGAACTCTTTTTTCTTCCTGAACTTCAGTTTCCATGGAGTCTCCCATACATTAATTATATCAGTTTGTTTTAAAATGTTCGCTAATCTGTTTCATCTGCTTGTTTATTTTATTAATCTTTTCTTGCAGTAATTTATTTTCTAGTTCTAGTTTTTTATTTCTTTCCTCTAACTCAAGTATCTTATCCTGATACATTTCTATTTTATCTTCTATATCTGACTCTTTAGTATTAACATCTTTATAATTATTAAATAAAGACGTTGCATACTTAATATGTCTAACTAAAAGAAAAAACAAAACCAACTCTATTACTAGAGTTACTGACGCTACTGCAATTATTATCTGCATGTCGGGATGAAAGGATTTGAACCTTCGGCCCCCTGTTCCCAAAACAGGTGCGCTACCAAACTGCGCCACATCCCGCAAGTTGCAGACGGCTACGAACCCTCTTACGCACGAAAGACGCTAGAAACGAATTCAACGCTTTCAACTCGCACAGACTCGCATTAACGGGATATTTGTATGTAACTACACCATCCTAAGATATTGCCATCTGCAACCGTAGGGCGGGTGGGACTTGAACCCACGATCTTCACCTTATAAGAGTGACGCCTTCACCAACTTGGCCACCGCCCCGTAAGAACTACTATATTAAATTATTTCCATGCTGTCAATAGCATTTTGTAGAGCGGGTGGGATAATAAGTTCGCTGTTACGTTTCCTACCCATCCTTAATTTTAACTCTTCTTCGCTATCTTGTTCAAGCATATCGTACGAATATATTTCGATTTCTTGTAGCGCATCTCTTCTAGAGCGAGCAATCGCATTATAAACCGAGCCACATACGGCATCAGCCAAGTCCTTGCTTCCCTTTCTAGGGTGGTCAACCTTATCACCGCGTATCCTTAATTGCAACAATTCATCTATCAATAATTTAAGTTCTGGCCCATAGACTCTTTCTTCTGTAATAAGCAGGGCCATATCTTCGTAGTGCTTCTTTGCCACAGATAATAATTCAGTATTGATACCATAATGCTTTAACTGCTGCATCATGTCGTGAGAATTCCATCGGTCAAACGTAACGACTCCTAGATTAAATCCTCGTTCACGCAATTCAATAATATAATCTTTTACCTCTGATAAATCGACACTATTGGTAGATGTTGGCTGCCAATATCTTACAGCATCTACTATTACTCTAGGGGCTGCTTCAGTCATTGTGCCAGCGATCTTCATCTGTACCCAGCCCTCAACATGAGCCATAGCCACAGCACAGTTATCATGCTTTTGCGCTAAGTCAACATGCACAAAATACTGACGGCCTTCCTCTGGCTTAAACCATTCTGCAAACCTTCCACCATTATCTACTGCAAACTTAGGATTGCTAAAAGCCTTTTCAATTTTTTCCCGTGACTTAAAGAATGCATCCGTTGCTTCTGGTGGCATACAGGCAAATCTCATTAGGGAATCAAGCGGGTCGTCATAAAAAGCAATTGTAAAATCTTGAATCTTTCTGGTTGGATTGAATTCCCATGTTGGCCTCTTAAGAGCAAATATATGTGGGAGGGCATATGAAATAATATGGTCCTCCTCCCACTCAATAGTAAATTCATTTCCATCATGACCATCTGGAAGATCTGGATCTATTTTAAAACTATGAGATTTAACTACAGTTTCTTTTTCTGCTACCGCATCATTATATTTTTGCTGAATAAAGTCATTCTTAAATCTAGGGAATGAAAGCATAATAACTTTCCCAAAATCGGGGAATCGTGAGTTAACAGATGCTCTATACATTTTATAGATAGCAGCAGAAGTCTTTGGACTTTGCCTGCCTGTAGTATTCTCTAGTTCAAAACCAGAAATTTCGTCAAGGATGGCAAGCAGGACGTTATACCCTTCCCAGGATTCCGCCTCTGAATGTCCTGAATGAACAGTTATTTCTTTATCAAATTCAATACTGTTAGCCTTGGGGATGTACCTACCCTGGAACCAGGCCGACTTTTCAATGATGCGCTTGAATCCTTTAAAGAATACCCTATTTGCTTGTACAGCGTTGATAGCAATGTTAATAATGTCAATTGAATCTCCTGGTGGTTTCCCATAATATTTGGCTGGGTCACTAAGACACAATAAGAGGTGGACAACATAGGCACACCCGATAGTAGAGATAAAGTCTTTCCCACCGCCCTTGCCGATCTGAAGAATCACTTCCTTGCATGTCTGGTTCCATCTTTTTATTCCTTCCTCTTCACCCAACCATTTAATTAATGTATCTTTATTATAAATTTGTGTCATAGATTTGATTGCTTGATACTGATAGTCTGAAAGTGGAGGAAGATCTAGATAACTTTTATCTGTAACAAATTCTTCTATAGTGGCAGGAGTTTCTTCAAACTTATCATCATCAAGTGCTTCTATAAAGTCACTAAAATCAATCAATTGGCTCTACCCTACCAGTAACCTCTGATAATCTTTTAGCGACCTCTACCTTACAATGATTACAATCTGAAGTTACTTCCTTTAAAATATTCATAAGAATCTCTTGCTTACGTTCTGTCTCTAAAAGTTGGGCAGACATTTCATTATTTTCTAAAAGTCCTGCCTTCTGCAGCATGTCAATTCTTTTTTGCTCTACATCAGCAATCATTTTAAGAGTAGAAGCCTTGGTATTATATTGCTGGTTAGCATCAGCCTGATCTACTGTTTCCCAAGCACGCTGGATTATCATAGAATAATGTTGATCAGCCCCTGCTAGAGCCTCCTTAGCACGCTCTCTAATTTTAGAATCACCAGAGACAAGTTCTCTCCAGGTATCGATATGCTCCAATACTTGAGATCTTTTTATCCCAAGAAACTTAGATATGTCTGTTGGATTCTTACCTTTAAGAAGTTCTTCTACGACCAAATTCATTTGATCAAAAGAACTGGTTAACTCAATCTCTGACAAGTTGCTTCTTCCTTCTGCTCTTCTTTGCTCTTACTAGACCACTTAACTTTTCTACATAGAAAGATCTGTATTCACCAGTAGCAGGATTCCTACAATCTATCCAGGTAACATCTTTTTCTGAGTTGTGTGCCATAAGAATAAATAAAAATTCTCCACGGACATTCTTGAATTTAATTCTATCACCAGGCTTAATAACATCCTTAAGATATTCTAATTCATAATATACATGAATGTTTTCATTCATGCTGTACGGAATGTATTCCTTATTTGTTTTTTTCTTAGGCATTTTATCACCAATCATTAAAAATATTATGATGAGATACTCTTGTTCTCTGCTTTTGTTTCCATGGACAATAAAGAATTTCTGTACTCATGGCTGTATCTTTAAAGTAATAAGCAACCCCGTTTGAATAAGAACAGTATACGCATCCGATTTTATACCAAATGCTCACATTAGGCAACTTAAATCTAGAAAATGGCCTTATGTATTTTTTCCTAGTAATCCTAGGTATTCCTACTATTCTAAATATTATTTGATTACACAGTATAGATGTTACATCAAGTATGACGACGGCTGGCAATGCTAAATATAAAAGCCACGCCCCTGCGCCTATTCTAAATTTAGAAGTCTCATACTTTTCTGGAATATCTATATTTTCAAATCTCATAAAGAGTATCCACCATTCCTGGTTGGACTCCATACCATTCCTGGCCTATCTAGATTTCTTACTAATTTATATCCACAAGACTCGCACATTTGATTATCACGACTATCTATAGATGTTATTAATTCAAATCCCGTATCACAGGCGGGACAATAATATGTATAAAGTGGCACTCTATCTCCAATTATCGCTGTTCGCTACCTTTAATAATACCAGATAACCTATTAAGTCGTCAATGTCATTATCTCCAGGGAACTCCCCGCCATTGGCAAATCTGCTAAGTTTATCATCTATACGAACTTTAATTTGCTCTGTAGGATTTGCTTGTGAAAATATTCTTACTGGGTCAAGCGCGGAGTTTCCATAGGCGCGATTCTTTTTAATAAGTAATTCTTCTATTTCTTTGCAAACTCTAGAGATTTCTTTTTCAGTATTAATGTTTGGCATGTGGCCTACTTTCGCTAAGACTCGCCTGAGTTACTTTGATAAACATTGACTCTTCATGTAATTCCATAAGATTATGAGCGCCAGTATATGAAAGACCACTACCAATGCCTCCCTTGAATTCTTCAACAACAGACTCAAGAGATCCTTTATACGGGACTGTAGTTTCTACTCCTTCAGCAACAGATACATTTCCAATTGCGATTAGTTGTGCTTCAGCGCTAGCCATGCCTCTAAAAACTTTATACTTCTTGCCATGGTCAGTATGTACTTCCCCAGGAGACTCATCAGTACCCGCTAAATAACTTCCAAGCATTACTACGTCTGCTCCTGCCGCCAAAGCCTTTACTGCGTCACCACTATTTCTAATTCCACCGTCTGCAACGATAGATGCTCCAGTTCCGTATGGGATTCGCTCTCGTACATCTAAAATAGAAGACAGCGTAGGAATCCCATGACCGCTTACAATTCTCGTTGTGCAAACAGAGCCTCCTCCTATTCCAACTCTAATCGAATCTGCGCCAGCATCTTGAAGTCTCGCAAATCCATCATATGTAGAAACATTACCAGCCATAATATGAACATTATTTCCAATATTACGACGTACTTCTTTAACTGCATTAATTGCATATTCGCTATGACCATTAGCAGTATCTACAAGAATTAGTTGAGCGCCATTAGATACGGCAACGAATGCTCTCTCCAGATAGTCACCCTTGGCTCCTACTGCTACTCCTAAAGATACTGCATCTGTAGATTGAATAAATGTTAACTCTTCACGCAATTGATCTACTGACATATATCTATGGATAATTCCAAACCCACCAAGTTTTCTAATAGCATAGGCCATTGTTCCACTACATACTGTGTCCATAGGGGCGGCAATTACTGGAACTCTCATAACTATTCCTCTGCCACCTCCTCCAATGCCAGAAGAAATATCTACTTCCTTGCGACTTGACACAGTTGAATACTGCGGCACTAATAAAATATCATCAAAACACAGAGCGTCCTGCGAATATCTTTTCACTATAACCTCATCTATCTCTCTGCAACTAAATTTAAAAAGAATAGGTCGGGAGTTGGATCAATTAGATACAAATCATAAACCTTTTTGAAATCTATTTCAAAACCGTTGCTCAGTTCGTGGATTGTCCATCCATTTTCTAAAACTTTATTTATTTCTTCTAGTATGTCCCAGCCCATTTGGGTAATAAAACTTGGGGTGAACTCAAACATCACCTTAATAGGCTTTTCTGATTTAGGTATATTTGCTAATACAAAAGTCTCCCACCCCTGTATATCCATAATAATTACATCAGGATATCCAAACTCTTCAATTAAATCTTCTATCTTTTTACATTCGATAGTCTCTTGTAGAGAACCCGCGCCTGGATTAGATACACGATTATCTCCGCAATTACTTTCAGAGTAATAAATAATATCCTGACCGTTTTTATCTGTGACTGCACAATTTAAAACTTCTACGTTTTTTAAATTTAGTTTATTAATATTCTTATTTATTAGGCGACATAGATTTTTAGATGGCTCAACTGCAATAACTTTACCATCACCTCTCTGACAAATGGATGCTATGAAAGAATGGTATCCTACGTTCGCTCCCAGATTAAATACTAAAGATCCTGGTAGTACATTAGATTTAATCCAATTCTGTTCAGCCATCTCCCAGGTCCCACCCGACTCTATTTGGCTAGAGATGACATTATCATATTCTGGAAAATATAAATCTCCTAGTACCGCATCATGCACTAATTTATCTTGCATAATTTTCCCTTTCCTTAATCCATCTAGTATACTGACCATCATCCCAGACCTGGCTTCCATACAGATGCGATGACACTTCATTATGAAAGAATCTAAATGATGGAACAATAAATACGCCACCTTCTAAAGATTTTGAGGAATTATTTATTTCCCATACATCGTTTATTAAATTTACCTTATGAACATTTTGAGAAGCGTGCCCATCTCCTAGGTATATTCCTGGAGGAGCGGAATCTACTTCTTCCCATAATCCAAGGTACTCTAGTATAGACTTTGTAAATACTCCAGGTCCAGTCATTTGGTGAACAAAGTGGGGGTTACTATAGTCAGGATTAATGAATGCTGATTCAATATTTTCTAGTATTTTACTCAGCGCTGGATGCCCTGGCTCAGATAGAAATGTCCATTGCTCAATATGCATCTCATGCTCTGCATTTAATATCATTGATTTAGAGGATAAATCAATCCATTCATGATCACCCTTATCATTTTTAAATCCAATACTTTCATCGAACCATTGTGATATTGGCACATTGCATATAGTATCTAAATCTGTATACATTCCGCCATTAATATACAGAATCATTACTCTCCAAATATCTGCCCTCATGACTCCTAGCGGACATGCCTGGAAAATATTGATCCACTTACTATCAAAATTATCTCTTACAAAATCCATTACGTCCTGGTCAGAAAAATAATTATATGTCCAGTCGGGATTTTTATCTATCCATGTATTGGTAGCAGACATAGCATAATCAGGAAGCAATTCATAAGTATTTTTATACGTCTGCCAAATATTCTTAGGTATCACTTAGTCCACTTTCTTTGATTTTTAATCATACCATATTTTTCTAGGTATCTTTGTATAGTCATGTGAGAACATCCCGCTTCTTTAGCCATTTGCTGGGTAGTCTTTTTTTCTAATACATATCTTTTTCTTAGCCAATTAATATCTTCATACAATTTCATTTAAAATACTTTCTAATTCTTTATTCCAACTGTCATAGGAGTCAAAATTCCAGTACTTGGCTGCATTGAGATGTACAATCTTATTAGAAGTAAAATAATTATAATCATTTATTATTTGAATATTATTACTATTCTCATCCATATAATTTTTAATTGATTCAGTAAAAACTATTGGACCAGTAGTTTTATAAACATAATCTAGAGAAATATTTTTTCCTTCGTATATATTTCTTTGAATATTATTCAATATTCTTTCAAATACTTTACTTTTAGCCTGACCCATAAAAGCCCAATTTAAAATAAAATTGTTCTGATCTAAATTAAATATTGCTTCTTTTCTTAGATCTAGTCCCCAAGAATCTATAT